GCCTTTGGCATTCCATGCTTCGAGCCACTTCACGCCACCGTCGCGGAAGATTTGGCCAATCGAGCGGTCGGCACCAATCTTCGAGAAAATGGCCGGGTCGGCAAGGTTTAAGCGGTACTCATACCCCATGCGCTCGTCACGTTCCTCAATGTTTTTAATCTTGGACGCCACCTTCTGCGCTGGCTCCCGGCTGCCTTCATTGGCCTTCTCGCCTGCACCGTATAGCTCGCGCCAGATGTAATGCACACCGTCAGGGTCGAGCGCAAACCAATAAACGGCATACGGTCTGGCATATCCCCAGTCCATCGACTTCCACACCTTCCACGTCGCCGGGATGGCAAAGGGTTCGACCACATGGCGCTTAGCGTCCCACACGCCCTCCAAGAAGCTGCCAACGTGAATGTCCCAGTCACCTTCGAGCCATGCCTTGCGGCGGTTTGGGTCTTTGAGCGATTCGAGCGTGGCCAAGTAGTCCGGGTCATTGGCAAGCAAAACGCTGTTCTCATAAATGCTTGAGCGAATGGCCACACGGGGCTTGGCTCCTTCCAGTCGCAGGACAGTGCCCGAAGGCACACCGTCACGGCCAAGCTGGAAGCGCTCTTTGACTGAGCCGTGGCCCTTGCCGAATGGGTTGCAGGTGCCACGGACCATGCGCGGCATACCGGGATAGCTTGAGCGGCAGGTGGAGTGCATGGCCTCGTAGAAGCTCAGGTCACGCCAGTTGGTCAATTCCTCAAAGCCAAGCCACGGGTATTCGTGGCCGTGGTAGTTCCAATAATCGTCTTCGTTGGCGCCGTAGCGGAAGAAAAGCATTTCACCCGTGGGCCACTCCCAATAGTATTCAGCCTTGTTGAACTTGGCTTCGGGGAAGAATTGCGAAAACCAGCGGCGCGACTTGGCCACCACGTCAGCCAGTTGTGGGTAAGTCAGGCGGAAAAGCACGCCACGCCAGTGCTGGCCAAAGCCCTTGCCTGTGTGCTGGGCGAAGGACATAAGCAAGGTGTCGGTCTTGCCACCCCCACGGGTGCCGTGCATCAAAGCCTCGAACACCGGGCAGGTGAGAAACTGGAATTGTGCGCCGGGTAGCGGCTGCCATTCGGTCACACTGCTCACGCGCCACCCTTGCGCTTTGCCATCATCTTCTCCCAGTCGGCTTCGTTCATTACGCCGGGCACAACCAGCACGCCCTTGGGTGCTTCGGGCACCAAGTCCTTTCCGTCCTTACCAGTCAGCTCGCGCTTCTCAATGAAGATTCCCAAGTGCTTACCCAAAAGCTCGGCCCCTTTGAGCACGGCAAAGGCGTCGAACTTGTAGGCTGGGCTGATTTGCCCGTCCGGGGTCTTCACATACACGGGCAAGCCCTTGGCGTCGGTCACGGGCACGGCTTGGGCGCAGCGCTCAATGGTGTCTTTGATGGTCTTGAGCACATAGTCTTGGTCAATTTCCGTGCGCTCGGTGCGCTTGGCCATGGCTTCGTCAATCGCGGCCTTGATTTGAGGTTTTTTCAGGTTTTCGTCCCCAATCTGCCCGGCGGTCTTAGCCGAATACCCGGCGCGAATGGCCGCTTGGGTGGCGTTCAGGTCCACCAGATACTCGTCAATGAATCGCTGCTGCTTGGGGGTGAGCTTGTCAGTCATAGGCGCTTTGTTGCCACGTTGTAGCCACGGCTGTGCTCGGCGTACATGAGCGCGGCGTCGTTGACCACTTCTTCGGGCGTGATTTCAAGGATGCGTGAGGCGGCGAGCATTCCCGCGTGAAGTGCCCCACGGTCGTCTTGGGTGATGCCGTGGCGCACCTTCATATCGTCCAGTGCATTCACGGAGCCGCGCAGGATTCGGAAGTCGGGCTCGTCACCCGTCCAGTTGAGCCACATGGCGCAGCCACCAGCGACGAAAAAGAGCACTGAGGCGTATGCCATGAGCTTGTCTTTGTCCTCACCCATGAAGGTGTGAATGTCTGCCTTGACGGTTTCGGACCGCCACTTGGCGCGAATGGCCTGCTTAATGAATGGGTGCAGCTTGACCGGGCGTTGGCGCTTCTTCATGCGTCCCCCTTAATAATGTGAGATTCGGGGATGGTTTCAGGCCAGCTTCGTGGGCTTCTCTCATGCACGCCAAATTTTGTGTTGTAGGTAAATCTTGGCTTTACCCGGACAAGGTTTGTCCCTTCTTCTCGCAAATTTCCAAGAACAATGTGTCGTTGTGGGACGGTATGAACGTACTCACCTCTATGCGTGTGAAGTCGCAAACCAATATCGCCACCTTCCGCAAAATGCTTAATCAAGTCGATGTGCGCAAGAATTGCTCTCGCTTGTTCGCGTGTCATGGCTTCACCGCCTTCAATCGCACAAAGCGGTATGACGCACCAAAGCCAAGGCCGCGGGTGTATCGAATCGTGATGCGGCCATCACGCACGGGCTTGCGCATGGCAGTGGCCACGGCACGGCTGTCGGTGCCAAGGTAGTCGGCTAATTCCTTGGCGGTACTGTTGAGGTTTCGGCGCTTGAGCGCCATGACGCATTGCTCTGCGGTAACTTTCATGCTTCCACCACCTTTCCGTCGCGGTAGCGCAGCTCGGTGCCAATTCGGCTTGGCAGGGCAAGTGCATCGTTGGCACCGGGTCGGCCTTCATACGGGCGCAGCTCTTTGCCGTTGTAGTGGCCCTTGAGAATGTCGGTATTGACCGGGCGAGCAACGGGTACCCGCATGGTCCCGCTCTTAAAGTTGTTCATCATTGTTTTGGCTCCCTCTTGGTAATGCTCACCTTCACCATGCCGCCTATGTCGTCGGACACGTCAAAGGTCACTTTGAAATGCTTGTCGTCCATGCCCGTGGCGTCGGCCAAGCCGTCAATGCCAGCCTTCATGGCGGCCAGCATGTTGTCGCCATCACGGCCCCGGCGGTCAGGCGGGTAAAAGTTGAGGTGAACGTCGGCACGCTCCCAGCCTTTGACGGCTTCCGGGTTAATGCCAGCCTTGAGCGCCAGCACCCAGCACAATTCGCGGTACTTCTTCTTGGCGCGAGCGAGCACGGACCAGTGGTTGCGCTGGTTCGGGTTCAACTCTTTGGGGGGAAACGGCAGGGTTACTTGCATGGTTCAATTCTTGGTGCGTCTTCGCTCTCTGGCGGATTTATGAAAAGAAGGTGCGGCTGCAAGGTGACGTAATCGTTTTTGCGCTTGCCATCCAAAAGCACGGTCACGCGCTGGAAGTGGTCCAGCTTGCTTTCCGCTCCCCGGTGTTTGGTCACGACGCCAGTGCGCCCGCTGGGGGTAGTCACGCGGGTGCCCATGGGGAAATCTTCCATGTCGAGCATTCGCTTCATGCCAGCCACCCCGCTTCAACCACGACGCCCTCGCCTTGAATGAGCGTCATGCACTCCTTCAAAAGCTCAAGCTGGGTGCCATAGCGCTGTTCAAAGCGCTTTTTCCACGGATGCACGGCAATCAAACCGGGTGCCCCGGTGTTGTCTTGGTGGTGGCCAGCGCAGAGCGGCAGCACCATCAAGTGCGCCAGCGGCTTGGTCCGTCCGTCAATGTGGTGGATGCTCACCAGCTCGGTGAAGATTCCGTCTTTGCGGCAGGCAATGCACCCCAGTAAGGCCATTGCGTTGTGGAGCGCCTTCTCTGATTTGTTTGGTGTACGTCCCTTCATGCCCACCCCGACACAATCATGTCAATAAGGCGCTCGGCTTGGGCCTTCTCGATGTGGGGCAGGATGTGGCGCAACACGCCGTCAATCGCTGCGGAATAGAACACGTCAAACTTATCTTGGTCCATGGCATCAAAGGCAATGGATTCAACAACCTGTATCACCTCTCCCGTTACCGGGTTGAGCATCAAATCAAAGTGTCCAGTCACCAACTTGACGGCCACCAAGGCTTTTTTGGTGGTGTCATAGGTTTCGGAGTTTTCAGCCACCAGCGTGAGCAAGGCAAAAAACTTTCTGTGGTGTTGTCCGTTGCGTGGCTTGACGCATTCCATTCGCAGGAATGAACCCGGTTTCAACGTCTGCAAACGACGCTTAAATTTCTCCCATGCGGTGTGGTCTTCCGATGTAGAGCCGCGTAATCCGCGCTCGGTCTTCACAAGCATTGCCTTCATAAAACGCCCGCCCTTAGTCCGATTCGGACTTCTTCAACGCTGAGGGGGGTTTCGTCAGGTGTTGGCGCACGCACTCCAAAACGTCGGCCCGCGAAGGGCTTTCCCGAAATCTCGCAATCGCTGCCAGCATGGCCGACGCTTGGCGCTTGTCCGGGTGCGCACTGAGTACTAGCCGGGCGCAGCACTGCACGCATGTAAATCGGTAAATCCCGCTCAATGGCTTCTTGGCGGCTGATTCGCACGCCGGGCACGCAGGTGGCGCAGCCTCGGCCTTGGCAAATTCCAAGTTGTTCGCAGGTTCGCATGTCACGCCCCCACCTTCTTGCCCGTCATGCGGTCACGCAATTCGCCAATCATTCGGCGCACCTTCTCGCGCTGCTCAGGGGTTGCCTCTGGCACGGGCAACGCCTTGAACACGGGTGGCGGAGCCTTGCGGCACATGGCGCGGAATTGCAGGACGTTTGGCGGCTTGTCCATTGGCAGGTTTTGCAGCGCAAACGCGATTGAATCGGGGTGGTTTTCGTACCCGGCCAGCTCATGCGCCCAGTCGGCTTTCACTGCGGCAGGCTCAAGCCCGTCGTATTGCAGGATGAAGGCGCGGCCATACGTCAGTTGGAGCTTGGCGAAAATCTTTTCCACCCATGGCATTGGCAAACTCATGCAGCCCCCAGCAAGTTGGTTTTGATTTCCGTCACGTCGCCTTCAATGACGTGGCCAAGCTGGCGCTCAGGCATGGGCGCTGTCTTGGCAATGGACGGGGACCACTCGGCGGCACGCTCACGCGCTGCACGCTGGTACTGGGTTTCGCCCGTTTGATTAACCGGGTTGGTAAAGTTTTTCACGCCTTCCCAGCCCGCGTTGAATCCACTCCACCCGCGTGCGCAGCACATGGCCAAGGCGGCTTGCAGCGTCATGCCTGCTTTGCCAGCCTCGCGGCGTATGTTGTCCAATGCGGTTTGGGTGAGCGGTGCGCGTCTTGCTTGTCGGACAACCAAGAAGTCTTGCCAAACCGATTCGCTCACGTCTTCGGGTTGGGTGACAGAAGCGGGCTTGTCCCGCTTGGCGCTTGCGCTCTTACCTTTAATTGGTGTTGGTGTTGGTGTTGGTGTTGGTGTTGGTGTTGGTGTTGGTGTTGGTGTTGGTGTTGGTGTTGGTGGCATTGACGTGGCATCGGTTTTTTGTGCCGTGGCATCGCTTTCTTCATGCCGCGGCATTGCCATGGCATCGGGTGCTGCATTGCCAACGCCTTCGACTTGCTTGCCCCAGCGCTTGTTGGCGCGGTCGCGTTGCTTCTGCTGCTTGTCGAGCATGGCAACAATTTCGGCGTCGGCGCGTGCGCTGGTCCACCCTTCGGCGGTCAACTCAAAGAACTCGGTAAGCACAACTTGCACCGCTTCGCGTTGCGATTCGGTGGTGGCCAAAACCAAACGGCACACTTGGCGCACGTCTTCTGGCAATGGCTTCTCGCTGGTGTAGTACACGTCCAGCAAGCGGCGATAAGCTAGGTCTTCATCCCAGCTCAGGTGTCGCGTCGCGCTGGCGTAGTCGCCAATGTGAAACGGGTAGTAATTCATCAAGCCGCCTTTTCGACGACACGCTTACCAAAGGCGTTTTTGCTTGTGGCAGGCTTGGCGATAAACCACTCAGGACGCAAAACGCGCAACTGCCACACACGGCTTTCGGGAATCGTCTTTCCCCACTGGCTCACGGCGCTGTCTGTAATGCCAAGCATTGAGGCCAGCAAAGTGGCCGAGCCCGCTAGTTCTATTGCTTTTTTTGTTTCCATCTTGATTTTCTTTAAAGTGTGCTTAACTTCTGACGATACACATTTTAAGCACATTTAAGACAAGAATTCAAGCGCACTTAAAAAAAAGATGAAAACTTCAACACACTTAAATCTTTAGTGTGCTAAAGTCTCAAACATGGAACTTAAAAACCGTATAGCCCAAGCGCTCGATGTAGCGAAGAAAACCCCCACGCAAGTGGCGGCTGACACTGGCTTGTCTGACAGTGCCATTTCCCAGCTTCTATCGGGCAAGACAAAGAACTTGCGAGCCAATAGCGCGGTGAAGTTTGAAGCGGCAACGGGTGTGCGTGCGAGCTGGCTTATTACGGGTGAAGGTCCAATGTTGGCCAGCACGCAAAACGTGATGGCTGCACCCGTTGGTGCAAAACGGATTCCCTTAATCAGCTATGTGCAAGCCGGGTGCTGGACCGGGATAGTGGACAACTACCAGCCGGGCGACGCCGACGAATGGCTACTCACCGACTTGGAGTTGTCCGGCAGTGCGTTCGCGCTGCAAATCAAGGGCGATTCCATGCTGCCCGAATTCAAAGAAGGCGACCGTGTAATCATTGACCCCAATGTTGGGCCACTGCCGGGCGACTTTGTTGTGGCCAAGAATGGCGACGACGAAGCCACCTTCAAGAAGTACCGCCCGCGTGGCGTCAATGAGCAAGGCACCGTGGTGTTTGAGCTGGTGCCCCTCAATGAAGACTTCCCATCAATGCGTTCTGATAGCCAGCCAATCAGCATCGTTGGCACTATGGTTGAGCATAGAAAGTACCGCAAGAAATGAAAAAACAAACCGTCCTCATTACCGTTGGCATCGCTCTGCTGGCGCTGTTTTCATACGACTACTGGACCATGCGGCAAGAGCTGGCCCAAGCCAACAAGGTGGCCCGCTTTGCAGCCAATAAGGCTGCTTCAATACAAAGCGCCATTGAGCGCCAAGGCATCCCGATAGACTGAAAACCCAGTCACCCAACAAACCCGCTTCGGCGGGTTTTTTTACGCCTGCTTAAAAATATTTTTAAGTTTGCTTCAATTCATGGTTTAAGTGTGCTAACATTCATTCACAACGAATTTGAAGGGCACTTAAATGAACCACTTGAACCAGCAAACACCAAGCACCGCAACGGTCTTGGCTTCCATCCACCCCGACCTTGACCGATACGTTGCCAACGACAGCCACGACAGTGACGCCGAGTTGGTTTGCTACTTTGACGAAGGCACCACAAACCTGTGGCACGTCTATGTCGAAGGCAAAGAAATTTTCAACCTCTTGTCCGAAACCGTGATTGAGGCGCTTGAGCGTGAATATGCCAAGCACCTGCGCAAAGAAGCCGAGCAACACAACCTCGACTTGGCCGTGGCACGTTGGGAGTCCATGCAATGAACCTCAACCGCACACAAATCAACTGGCTTTGGGCCATTCTCTTTGCGCTCGCACTGGGTAGCTCTCACCTGCTGGATGGCCCCGACGAATTGGAAAGCCAGCGCCTATACCAACAAGAACTCAATGACGCCACGCGAATGGCTGCCGAAGAAGCCCGCGTCGAACGTGCCGCCACCGAAATTTGCGTGCGCCTCAATGGCCCCGGCTACACCCACCGCTGGACCAATGAAGGCCAGCTCCGTTGCGTCAACACCAAAGGCGTGCCAGCGGCTCAACTGGGGCAATCAGTATGAACCCCACATGCAACTGCAACAAAGGCGCTGGTGACTGCCCCACGCCCTACACCTGCGGCATTTACCACCTCGAAGGCCACCAAGAAGCGTTTGATTTGGCGCAGCCAATCAGCGGTCCTTGGGACTGGATAACCGCCCCCACCAAAACCCTCATTGCCGTCGCCGCCGTGTGCGTGGTGGCGCTCTGTTACGCAATTTTTTAAGGCAACACCATGACTGAGCAAGCAACACCAACCAACATGACGCTTTGGGATTCCGTGCGCACACCCGACCCCAGCGCCACCAAATCGTTTTCCCGCTCTGGCGGATTCAAGGGCACGGCCACCAATGCGGTGTACCTCATTCAACGCGCCACCGAAATGTGGGGACCCATGGGCGGCAAATGGGGCGTTGAAATTGTTGAGGACCGCGTTTTCCAAGGTGCGCCCATGCTGGGCGACGCTGGCCAAGTAATCGGCCACGAACAACTGCACGTCATTCGCATTAACTTGCGCCACCCCGATGGCGTAGTGCCCGGCTATGGCCAAACCATGATGGTCGGCAAAAACAAATGGGGGCCATTCACCGACGAAGAAGCCCCCAAGAAGTCGCTCACCGACGCCTTGACAAAAGCAATGTCATGGCTTGGCTTTGCCGCTGACATTCACCTTGGCCTGTGGGACGACAACAAGTATGTCAACGAAGCCAAGAAGGCGTTTGACGAAGCCAAAAAAGATACCCCACCACCACCAGCAAACCCGCCACAAGTGGAGCTGCTGACACCCGAAGAAATTGCCAACGTCACCGCGTTGGCCAACGAAGTCGGCAAGCCACTTGAAGACATAACCAAAGCCTACAAGGTCGGCAGCCTCAACTTCATCAAGCGAAGCGCATACGCGCCAATCATCAAAAACCTCACCAAGCTCAAAACCGCAACAACCGAAGGCGCACAACAATGAAAACTCACGGCACCCCCATCTACATCGACATTGAAACCATCCCCGGCCAGCACCCCAACGTGCTCGCTACCTTGAAGGCAGAAGCCGAAGAAGAAAAAGCTGCCATCAAGGCACCCGGCAACTACAAGAGCGAAAGCGCCATTGGCGAGTACATCATGGCCAAGCAAGCCGAGATTGACTTGGGCGTGGATGCACGCTGGCGCAAAACGTCATTCGACGGTGCGCTTGGCCAAATGTGTTCCGTGTCGGTGGCCATTGGTGAAGAAGCGCCAATCAACATTTACAAGGACGAATGGGAAACGGCAGAGCCTTACCTCTTGGGTGAACTCAATCGCGTCATTGCCGACGCGTATAGCCCCAACTGCGACATGCGCCCGGTGTTTGTTGGCCACAACGTCATTGCCTTTGACCTGCGCTTCATTTACCAGCGCTCCGTGATGCTTGGCATTAAGCCGCATCCAATCATCCCCTTCACTGCACGCCCATGGGACGACAAGGTGTTTGACACCATGACGCAATGGGCAGGCGTGGGCAACCGCGTAAGCCTCGACAAGTTGTGCCGCGTGTTTGGCATCCCCACCAAAGGCACCGAAATCGGTGACGAAATCGACGGCAGCAAGGTGTGGGACTTCGTGAAGGCTGGCCGCATCAAGGACGTGGCCCTCTACTGCGGTGGCGACGTGGAGCGCGTGCGCGAGATTCACCGCCGCATGACTTTTGCACATGAGGTGGCCGCATGAAATTCGTCATTGAAATCGTCGAAATCGAAAAGTGCCCGGACGACTGGACCACCAAAGCAAATTGGCCCGGCGAAGGCATTTATCGGGTCAAGGAAGAAACAAACATTTATGCGGTCCATAGCTGGGGCGTGTCATTCATTGGCAATGACGAGCCCTTCACAAAAACCCCATACATCCAACCCGAAGAACAAGTCAGCGAATCGCTACTGCTCAAAGCCATTGCGGCTGCGAGCCGTGCCGAGAACCTGAGATAAGCACCACCAACGAAAGAAACACATGCTGAACAAAGTACAACTCATTGGCCGCGTCGGAAAAGACCCCGAATTGCGCTACCTGCCAAGCGGCGAAGCCGTGGTCAATTTCTCAATCGCCACCACTGAAAAGTGGAAGGACAAAAACACTGGCGAGCCACGCGAAGAAACCGAATGGCACCGCATCAACGCCTTCGGCAAGCTCGCTGAAATTTGCGGTGAATGGGTCAAGAAGGGGATGTTGGTTTACGTCGCCGGAAAAATCAAATCCAGCAAGTACACCGACAAGACTTCTGGCCAAGAGCGCACCAGCTTCGACATTCGCATTGACGACATGAAGATGCTGGGCAGCAAGAACGACAACGGCCAAGAAGGTGGCCAAGGCGGTGGTGGCTACCAACGCCCTACCGCACAACGCCAACCAGCCCCACAACGTCAACCAGCGCCAGCACAAGGCGGCTTTGACGACATGGACGACGACATTCCCTTCTAAGGATTCACGGCCATGAATGAAGCTCAAGCATTGCGCGACAAAGGCATTGAACGTGCCATTAACCACGCTGACCGCGTGCATTTCAACTGGTCCGACCGGGCCTTTGAATCCCTCAAGACCGTGGCCAAAACCCTTGGCAAAGGCGAGTGCATCACCAGCGAGTACGTCCGTGCCCATGCTGAATTTCATGGCCTGCCAACACCACCCGACAAGCGAGCTTGGGGTGCCGTGATGCTCAAGGCAGCACGCGCCAAGCTCATTGTGAAGAAAGGCTGGACCACGGCCACCGACCCAAAAGTGCATTGCAACCCTGTGAGCCTTTGGGAAATTCAGTAAACCAGAAAGAAGACCATGACAGAGAAAACAAAATCTTATCGCCCATCCACTGCCGCCACCGACATGGCCGAATTCATCACCGACTTGGACGGTGGCCAATTTGAAGTGATGCTCTCCACCGCGCTCTCACGCGTCGCCGCTGCCGTGGTTGACCATGAGCGCAAGGGCAAAGTGTCCGTGACGTTTGAAATTCTCAAAGTGCCGGGCACGCATCAAGTGCGCGTCATGCACGGCGTCAAATTCTCCAACCCCACCTCAATGGGCAACCAAAGCGAAGAAATCGAAAGCTCGACCGTTTTGTACGTCGGCAAAGGCGGTGCCATGAGCATTGCCCAAGCCAACCTGTTTGGCAAGCAAGGCGAAATCGCCTAAGTCGCAACTCTGAAAGAAAACCATGTTTGACAAAGAAGCAATCGACGCAATCAACGAAGGCGCTGGCATTAACCAAGCCAACGACGCAATCAGAAAAACATTCAACGACAAGGCTGTGGTGGCCCTGCCAGAGACATTCAAGAAGCACGATTTAGAAACCTATCTTGAAAACCGTCGCCGCATCCGTGGCCTCATGTCCACGCTATCGCTCAAGGACTTCGCCACTTACGCCACATCGAACCAAGAAGAAGGCGCTGCGGTGTTCATTGACGCCGAAGAAATGGCAGCCGTCGCAGTGCTCAACCTTGGCACACCAGCCAAGCCCGGACACGCTGACAACAAAGCCCGCTTGAAGCTCAAGCGCAGTGCTGCCTACACCGCGCTGCTGTCAGTGGCTCAAGGTCGCCACTTGTCACAAGCCATGGTGGCCGAGTTTTTTGAGGACTGGACCGAGAACCTGCAATTCTTCACGGATGAAAACGAAGTCAAGGCCAAGCACGCCATTGCAGCCGTGCGCAAATTAACCATCGAATCCATGCGCAAGATTGAAGCCAGCGAGCAATCGCTGAGCGCCAGCAAAAGCGCATTTGAATCGGTGCAGGCGACTAGCCAAGACCCAATCCCGACCGTCATTTACTTCACCTGCGTGCCATACAAAGAGCTGGCCGAGCGCCACTTCATTTTGCGCTTGAGCGTTTTGACTGGCAGCGACAAGCCTTCAATCACCTTGCGAATCGTCAAGCAAGAAGTGCATGAGGAAGAAATGGCCAACGAGCTGGCCGACCTCACGCGTGAAGCGCTGGGCGGTGCCATGCCCGTGATGCTGGGTGAGTACACCAAAGGCGAGTAAGCGTTAAGGGCCACCGGGCTGGCGGCAATCCTGCCAGAGCACAGTGTCAGCTTGGTGGCCCACCTAAAAGAGAAAAAGAAAAATGAGCAACTTTCAACGAACCGCCGACTGGCTCACCGCCTGCGGCAAAGACCAAAGCCCCGAAAACTTGTCACTGCAAATTGGCTGCGACATTGAGGAAGGCGTCGAATTCTTGGCCTGCCTTGTGGCTGACACTAGCGCCGCCCAATTTCTACTCAACAAAATCGTCTATGACCTGCAAACGCTGGGCTTCATGTTCAAGCGTGGCGAAGCCAAGGCAAGCATTCCCGTTGAGCTGCGTGAGCACGCGCTCGACGCCCTTTGCGACCGTGAAGTGGCGGGCAACGGTGTGGCCCACTTCGCCCGCTTCAACAAACCCGAAGCCGACTTGGCCGTGCTGGCATCAAATGACGCCAAGCTGGTGGACGGCAAGCCCGTGATTCTGCCCGGCGGAAAAATCGGCAAGCCCGCTGGATGGACTGCGCCCAACCTCAAGGGGTTTGTGTGATGCGCGTCAAGTACGGTGAAACCACCAAAGCCATTCTCAAAGGGCTGGCAGAGCTTGGCCCAATGACGCGTTCCGAAGTCCTAGTCTGCGTTGGCATTGACAGAGATTCGGTTGCGGCCATTTTGTCGCGCCTGCACAAAGACACGCCCCGCGTGGGCAAGCAAATCTACATCACGGGCTGGGTGTACGACGCCGAAGGACAGCGCCGATACCCGCGTGCCGTCTATGCCTTGGGCTCCAAGCCCGACGCCAAGAAGCCAAAGTCAAGCGAGCTGGACAACCGCCGCCGCTATGACCGAAAGCGCCACGCCATGTTTTCCATGAATAGCGTTTTCAACATGGGCAAATCACGCGACACACTGCGAGCCGAGCGCCGCGCTACCGCATAAGGGGACAACATGAGCGACCAACACCCACCTATTCAACACCGCGAAGCGGGCAAGGGCAGCACCACCCGGCCAACCAATCACGCGTCTTTTGCCGAAGGCATGGACCGCATTTTTGGAAAGCGCGGCAAGGTGAAGTGCCCGGACTGTGGCCAAGAGTTTTGGCTCAAATCCGACGAGCCGCACATTCACACATGCACACCAAAGGGGGAGCAATGACCACAAGCACAATCCCAGCGCTCACCTACCGCGTGAGCACGGTGGCCGAGAAGTTGGACATTTCGCGTGCAACCATTTACCGTTTAGCTTCTGCTGGTAAGCTCAAGCTGGTGAAAATCAGCACACGCGCCAGCGGAATCACCGCCGAAAGCCTGCACAAGTACATGAGCGAATGCAGCCAGTGAAGCGGGCCAAAATCGGGTAGCTAGGTGGGTAGCTTACCCGGTTCAACCAAGCAAAAACGCTTGCAAATACTTGATGCAGAACGGATTTATTTTTTTATGAAACTTGCGACATGCAACATGAATTACTGATTCACGACGTTTCAGCATGTCTCACGGAAGTGGCAAACCCGTTGATTTGTCTGTATATTTGTATCCACGTCGTTTCTTAATGTCTCAGTGTGTTGCACTAATTTCGGGTAGCTAGATGGGTAGCTAAAGCGCCTAGCTACCCAAGGGGGAAAAATGCCAAGAATCATCCATGCACTATCTGACTTGCAGCTCAAGCGCTGGGTCTCCAAAGGTGAGCCAGTTGCCAAGTCGGACGGTGACGGTCTCACGTTCACGCTGTCTGACGCGGGCACCGCCACATGGGTTTTGCGTTACCGCAACTTTGCTGGCCGTCGCCGGGAAGTCACCGTCGGAAACTACCCCGACGTTTCCTTGTCGTCTGCCCGTGAGCAAGCCCGTGCGTTGCGGGCAAAGATTGATTCGGGCATTGACCCTGCCGCCGAAAAGAGCAAGTCCAAGGCACGCGCTGCCGAGGCTTGGACCATGGTAGAGCTGATTGACGACTACCGTGACAAGGTGTTGACTGCCGAGCGCTATGCCAAGGACACAATCCGATACCGCAATGACGACTTCAACCAAGTCATTTTGCCAATGTTCCGCGCTTGGGAAGTCAGGGCCATCACGTCCATTGACGTGGTGCACATGCTCAAAAACGCCAAGCGCACTTGGACCATTTCCAAGCGAATACTCACCTCAATCTCAATGCTCATGGACCACGCCATTGGCTTGACGATTATCCCGGCCAACCCATGCACGGGCATCAAGCTCAAGGCTTTGTTTGGTGATAGGCCACCCGTCAAAAAGCGCGTCATGCTCGACACCAAAGAGCTGCAAAGCATGTTGCCCACCATTGACGAAACCATTGGCCGAGACAATGGCCTTGCATTCCGCATTCTGTTGTCTACCTGCGTGCGCGGCATTGAGCTGGTCAAGGCTCAAAAAGAGCACATCAATTTTGAAAACGCATCATGGTGGGTGCCCGACGAGGACGTGAAAACCAGAAGCGGGTTTCTTGTTCCGCTGTCCCCGGTGGTCGTTGAATGGTTCCGCGAGCTGATTGCCATGGCTGGAGATTCAAAGTACATCCTGCCCGCTAGGCGTGCCGACGTGGTGAAGCGCAATGGTGGCGACATTCACGTTGGACGCACAACGCTTTGGGCTGCGTTCAATCGTGCGTTTGTGCGTGGTGATTTGGATATTAGAAGGTTCACGCCACACGATACGCGCTCAACCGCCAAAGGCCACCTGCGCAATTTGGGCTTCTCGCGTGACATAAGCGAGATTGCCCTCAATCACACACTCAAAGGCATGGAAGCCATTTATGACGTGCGTGAAGAAATCCCTGAGCGTCGCGTCGCCATGGCTGCATGGGCTGACTTTGTGGTTTCTTGCGAAACTGGCGAAGCGCCAAAGCCGCCAACCAACGTGGTACCCATGCGCCGGGTTGCTTGATAAAGGGTGGCGGATTCCGACTATGCCGAAGCACATCCGCCTGCGGTATCGGCACCATCCATCCATGGCCGTCACGGAAGGTCTCCCGCACTGATATTTCCGCCTCAGTGCGCCGTGTGGACTTCACGGTAATGTAGGCGGGGTCAGAGTAAATTGGCTTCGGCCTTTCGTCGTTTGACCAGTCCAAGCAATACGCGGCCACCGCCTTGCACCCAGCGCATGAGCTGCACCTTGGCAGCTTCCCAGTTGCCAGCATTGACCACCCGGCGAAGCGTTGACGCACGCAATGCACCAAGCCCCAAGTTGTAGGCAAAGTCAGCAATGGCACTCAGGCGGTCGCCTTTGAGATTTGGGCAAAGCGCCAGCGTGCCGCGTGCGAACTTGAGCGCGTCCATGCGCATTCGCTGGTCGGCATACTCTTGGGTCCATGCTCTGCCGGGGAAAACGTCGGGGCCAGTTGAACCCCACCCGCATGTCCACACGCCAGCCGGGCACAAGTACGGCACCAGCTTGCACCCTTCAAAGGTGCGAATCAGCTCATAGAGCGCGGCCAAATCAGCTTGCTCGTTTGTCACGATTCATCACGCGGGTTGCGAAATAGAAGCCAAGGCACACGCCGACAAGCTCACGGTCCCAGTCGGTCATTACCCAGCCTTGCGTGTTCAATGCGCACACCCAAAGGTATAGCGCCAGCGACGCGGCTGCCGGGCGAATAACGCCATTCCAAAGGTCAACCAGCCAAATGCCAGTCTTCTCAGTGGCTCGGCTGGTGGCAGCCAAGAATGCGTTGGCCTCAATGCGGGCAATGTCGGCGTCAGCCTGCACCATCACCTCTTTGACGCCAAGCTCTGATTGCAAGCGTATGCGCTCGCAGTCGCGTGCATGTCGTTTGTCGTCAAGCTCGCCCTGCAACTTGAGCATGGCTTGTTCATGCGCGTGGTCTTGCCACTTGGTCCACACGTCAGCCAGTTGGCCCCAAATCATGCGGAAAGCCGCACCACCCAAAAACGAAATAATTGCGCTCATAAAAACACCCCCATGCAGTAATGCTATGGGGGCGCAAAGGTGGCGACGGATATTTATTGCAGGGCTTCGCGTTTCTTTTTCAGCTCGTCCAGCTTGTCGCGTTGCTCTTGGTTGTAGCGCTCGCGGCTGTCGCTGGTCATGGACTGATTGCGGTTAGCGCTTCGGATATTGGATTGAATCTCGCGCACCTCTTTGGCAATGTCGGCACGCTTGTACTCAATGCCACGCTCAGGGTCAACGGCACGAATCTTGGTGCCAGTGAACACGTCGGGCAGCGTGGTGGAAAGCGGTATTGGGTCGCCCGCTTTGGTGCGCCCGGTGTACGGTCCAATCTCGGTGTCGAAGCTGTACGCTGCCGAATCCATGAGCTTGTTGAAGTTGTAGCTGCCGGGCACGAATGGCGCGTTGGGGGTCAGTTGTTTGTAAACGTAGCCCGCACGGGTTTTCGCGGCTTCCCAAGCTGTGTCTGACTTCTTCACCAAGTCCTTGCCGCTGAATGTGTCCACGTTCCACGCGATTGCTGCCGTCATTGAAAGCAACGGGTGTGAAGGCATCAAAGGCGCGGGCACTGGCAGGCCGTTGGCTTGGTTGTTGGTGTCGAACAAATCACCCAGCGGCACCCGGCGCGTCACGTCCATGAAGGCTGGTTTGCCTTCCACGTCGAATGGCATACGAATGGCTTTTTGCGTGCCAATGGCAGAGCGGCCTTGCATGTAGTCTGGCAAGCCCTTGCGCTCTTTGTCTTCGTCACCACCGCTGATAAGGTAGCCCAGCCAGTTGGCACCACTGAGCAAAGCAATGGGCACCAGCAAGCGGTCGGGGCGCGTCATGGCGGTGTGAATCACCATCGGCACGGCTTTATAGGTGTATGAGAAAAACGGGCTGTAAACACGCTTGATGTTCTCCACGCCCTCTGGCAAATCAGCGTAGTTGAAAATGTATCGCTCGGTGTCCTCGATAGCTTGCTCAGGCGTCATGCCTGCCTTGCGTCGGTCGGCGTAAATCATCAGCTTGAAGAATTGGTCTTCAAACTCATAGGCCCGCTGCATGTTCTCGCGGTACCAGCTCACGGGCTTGCCTGTCTTCTTCAAGAATTCAGCCACCTTGGAAACCCGCGACGTTGCCACGCTCTCAATGTCGGCCATGTCGGCCAAATCAGGCATGAGCAAGTTTTGAATTTCCATCGTTGCCCACTCGGTACCGAACAAGCCTTTGTCCACGGCCTCTTGGTAATACTGGCCCTTGGTGCGGTACTCGCGCACGGTGTTGCGCCAGTTGGCAGGGTTGGCAGGGTTGAGGCCAGCAAAGTGCATCACGAACACGTTGCTCACCACGTTGTTGCCGTGGCTTACTGGGTTCCAAACGGTCTTGCCTTCTTTCCACCAGCCCAACGCTTTGTCGTAAGCGGCCATGAGCACGCCCTTGGGTTGTGTGTTGCGCTTGAGTGAATCGGCCACTTGTGGCTCGACGTACATGCCAGCCAGTGCGCCATAGGTCTTGGTGCCGGGTGCGCCTTTGATTTCGGTGTTGGGCACCTGCACCCAGCCGCCGGGGTTGAAGGTCTTGGCCAAGTCGGGGTTGGTGGCCACGGCTTTGAACAAGCGGCCAATGGCCACGTCGCGCTGGGTCTCCACATAGCCCATGGCATAGCGCAACACCGCGTCACGCACTTCGCCCATGTCCTGCCGCTCGCTCTCAGTGAAGTCGCGCCACATGACGACTTTGGTGCCTTTGAATTTCGCGGGGATTTTGCCGCCCGATTCGAGCACGTCCAACAAGTTTTGCGGCAGGTTGTCACCGTCGGCCAAGCTCGATACCTTCCAGCCAAATTTCTTGGCAAGCTCGACTTTCTCAATCGGCACCTCATTGACCAAGCCACGCGATTGCAGGCGAGCGCCACGAATCTTCATGCGGGTTTTGGTGAACCACGACATAAACATTTGCTTGTTGGTGAGGCTGGCCACCAGTGGCGTTTTGTATAGGCGTGGCAGGTAGTCTTTCACCAAGCGGTCTTCGGACAACATGCCCAGCTCAATGAGGTCGCGGGCTTGGGTTTCCAGCGCGGCAGTGATTGACGCGGCCAGCTCCACCATTTCCTGCGGTGGTACGTCGCCCACCATGCCCTGCTTCTCAATCAGGTCGGACAAGAGCACGCGTTGCTCAGGCGTCAGCTCCATGCCCTTCTCTGCAATGGCCTTGGCGCTCTCGGTGGCCTTGTTTTGGTCCACGCGGAATTGGCGCATCATCTGCTTGAATTCGGCAGGTCGGTTGTCGGCCAGCTTCACCCGGCCCAAGTATTCCGTGGCCACCGTGGCCATGTTGTCGTAGAGCTTGCGGCCAAGCGTCCACTCTTTGCGGCCTGCTGCATTGGTGTCAAGGCTGAATGCGTCTTTGGCGCTGACTGGCTCCAACTTCACGCCGGGCACGTTGAGGTCAAGCTCGGTTTGCTGGTCGCCGCCATATTCCTTGCCCAGCTCGGCAACCTTCAATTCGGCCTCTTGGCCAAAGCTGCGAAGGTAGCCAAACTCAGGGCTGGTGTCGGGGCTCAGGCGTGTGCGTCGGCTGGCTGGGAATGGCTCACCACCACCAAGCTCGCCCGATTCGGCAAGGCTGCGCACGCTGCCGTCGTCACGCACCAAGATACCGTCACGGATGTGGGGTGCGATTTTCTTCAATGCAATGGGGCTGGTGCTCACTGCGAACACCTGCGAGCCTTGCGTTTTCAGTGACGCCTTGATGATTGCCTTTTTGCTGTCGCCGCCAATAGCCACCTTCACGGGGATGGTGCTAATAGCTTTGACCTTGAATTGCGCATCAGTGTGAATCAATGTCACCGAATCGCGGTCAACTTCAAGGCGCTTGGTCATGCTCATAACGTCGGCAGGCCCGCCAATTTTTACGTCGGCCCATTCCTGCGCGGTGAATGGCTCAGGCTGGCCAAAGTTCTTGTAAAAGAAATCAGTCAGGCCCGTCTTGCCAATGGTGGTGTACTTGTTGGTGTCAATCACCACATGCGATTTGAATTCCAAATCTTTGATGGTTTCGGCAAAGTGTTGCGTGAGGCGAATGTCGGCACGGCTTGGTGCAGGCTCACCGCTGGGGTGGTTGTGCAGCAAGTAATAGCCCGTCGCGCCACGGTTGCGTGCGGTGGCTGAAATGCTGGCAAGGTACGAATCAGCGTCATTGCCCATGATTGCCTGCGTTGAGGCTGGCAAGCGGCTGGTGAGGCCAACTTGGGAAACGACGTTGCCACTGTCATTGACGAACACCACGCGGAAGGTTTCAAAACGTGGGTCGCGGTACACCTGCGCCAGCGTGGCGAGGTCTTCGGTGCTGCTTACTGTTTGTCCGACAAGGGTTGCGCGTTGACGGGCAGCGTAATCACTTGACAAGGCGAGGCCAAGTAAGGTTTCGGTGCGTCGTAGGTCGTCCACGGCGGCAACGGCTGCCCGTTGGGCAACTTCTCCACGCGTGCCTGCTTGGCTTTGGTCAGGTCCGTTATCGAGGAAAAGTTGGAGTTGCTTGTCATCGGTGTATTTTGTCTTGGGTGCGTCAACATTGTATTGAGCTTCGGGTTCATAAAGCTCAATTCCCTTGTCCGATTCCCGGTGCTCAATGGCGTTGAAGAATGCGTCAAAGCCTGCGCGAATCTCAGGGATTTCGCCCGCTGTCGGGTAAGGGTAGCTGTTGTCCAGCTCAATGCCAAGCGCCGCCATGGCGTTCCAAGTGTCTTCGCTGGCAATGTTGGCCAAGTAGTCGTTGGACGCGTTTTGGTCGTGCAGCTTTGAAATCAAATAGCTCTCGAATGCGCGTGCCGACATTTCCACGTCGGTGGTCCAATACTCTTTGCTTCGCTTTCCGTCCAGCACGCTTGAGCGGGCCTTCATGGCCGTGGTGTTAATCGACTTCATCACGCGGCCAAAGGCGACAATCATTTCTTGACGCACGCCCTTGTCTTCGTAGAAATACTTGCTGTCACGCGACGCCAGCTTCACGTCTGTGGCGTCAGTCATCATGCCGTCTGGTTTCTTGCGCTGGCGTGAAAAGTAACTGTCCAGCGCGTGCCACCATTCATGGCCAAGGCTGCCTGCGCCATTTTTCTTGGTCAGGTTAATCACCACCTTGTCGCGCTCATAGTGCGCGGCTGCCGGGTTGACGCCACCACCACCACGGGCACCGAATGCAAGGCCAAGCTCGCCATTCAGCGAGATTGCCTTTGGTGGAATATCGAGCAACGCGGCCATGTCCATCAATGCGTCGTATGCGTCATTGAGGTCTTGTTGGCGTCGGCCTTGCTCAACCCAGTTGCCAAACTCCACGCCACGGAAACCAAACGCTTGGCCAAATTCTTGTGGCGTTACGTCTTGGCCATGGCGCATGTCTTCGCCCACGCGTGGGTCGTTGATATTGCGCCGCTCCATGGGAATCTCTTTGGCCTTTTCCAGCTTGGCCACCAGCTCGTCTTGGCTGTCGTTCTTGTAGGTGCGGGCCTCTTTCACCGTGTCGAATGGCCCGGCCAAATCAATGTAGTTGCGGCCAACTTTCTTGCCGACGAAGTAGCCTTTGACTTTGAGTTTTGAATAAATGTCAAAGCTGGTTTGCTTCTTCGCGTCTGACTTGCTGCCCAGCGCCGCGTGCATTTCCTTGAACTTGGCAATGGCTTCTTCTTTGGTGTCGGTCGCCACAAATTCGCGTGGCCAGTTGCCAAATGACGAACTGGTGCGCTGCGAAATTACCCACTTGCTGACGTTTTGCTCGCCACGATAGAGCGAATAAAAGTTGTTCTCAAACGTGATGCCTTCAAGTGATTTTGAATGGCCCACTTCCATGTAAAGCTCAACGCGCCCACGCAACGGCTTGAGGATTGTTGAGCTGTTGAAAAGCTCTTTGGCCTTCTCGCGTGCGGTCGGGTCTTCGGCCATCACGTCGTTGGCCATCGAGCGCAACGATTGAACTTGGCCAGCCCAACGCTTGACCTTGTACGGTGCGCGTGGCTTGGCTGGGATTTCGTCGCGTGCTGCACGCACGAAGGCCACGGCCCAAGGGTCGGTGCCGCCGTCAATCATTGCTTGGTAGTCAGGCAGCGGCCACACCTTTGAAAGTGGCTGGCTTGCAATGTCGCCGTCTTCCACTTCATTGAGCTGGTCTTTAAATGAGGTCCACACGTCTTTGCGTGCGCCGCCAATCTTCTCGCCAAAGTCGGTGATTTTTTGGGTGTCGGTCTTTGCCTCTGGTGCGGGTGCTTGTTGCTCGGCACGCTCCACCACCACGTCTTTTTTCGACGGTGCAGTGGAATGGCTGCGCGGTCCTTCGACGGCAACCCACTCACCATCTTTTTGCTCAACCTTCTCTTGAGTGACGGACCAGTTGCCATCATTCCAGTCGAATGCAGTGACGCGGCTATGTGTTCCCCAATAGTCGCTCTTAATGATGTTGCCCACGGCAAAGTGGTCTTCCAGCTTGGTGCGGAATGCGGCAGCCGTGTCTTTTTGTTTGCGTGCTGGTTTGGCTGGCGCTGGCTCTGCCTTCGCTTCTGCTTGCGGCTCTGCGGCTTGCGCATCATTTGCAGCGCTGAAAATATCCTGCTGGCCTTGTGCTGCGGCCACGTCGGCAGCACGGTCGCTGCCAGTCAGGGTGAAGGTGTCGCGCTCGGCGTCGGCCTTGGCCTTTTGCTCGGCTTCTTGCTCTTGGCGTTTGCGCTCTTGCTCGGACTTTTCGAGCTTGGCCAAGCGGTCCTCAATGTCTTGAGGCGTGTAGCTGGTCAGCCCTTGGTCGGCTTGCTCTGCGCTTGTTTCTGGCGTTGCGCTTTGTTGGCCACCATCTTGGCCAGCATTTCCACTGCTTGCGGGCTTGGTTGCTTCGGCAATGGCTTGGGTGATTGCGTCTTTGGCGTGTTCATAGTATTCGTCTTGGGTGGCTTGTGGGTACTGTACCGCGATTCGCTCCATGATGCCCTCGGCGTCCATGCCTTGTGCATCCAGTTGGGCAGCCAGCGCGGCCACTTCTGCTTGCAGCTCAGGTGAGGCTTGGCCAAACCCTGCCGCGTCTGCGTCTTCTTGTGTGAAGCCTGCATCGTCGAGCGGTGCAAATGGGTCGAAGTTGTCTTCTTGGGCGGCTTCTTGTTGGCTGGCCAAGTAGTCCTCAAACTGGGTTTGCATTTCCAGCTCTGCGATTCGGTCCCAGCCTTCGTATGTGTACTGGGGATTGCTCACGCTGCGTTTGATTAGGTCATACGCTGCGTTGTGGCTGTCTTCGTTGAGATAGCCAGCCTCTTGCAATGCCTCGGTGGCTTGGGCAATGGTCATGCCTTTGCCAGCGCCAGCGAAAAGCCAGCGGTTGCCAATCTTGATGTTGCCTTCAATACCAAGGTCGGAGCGCTCGCTCGGAGCCATGCCACCACGCGACGCAATGAATTCATGGGCAGCCATTGGCTTGCCTTTGGACCCGGCTTCTGCATTCGCTCCACTGATTCGCTTGGCTGCCTTGGCTTCGGCTGCGAGCTGCGCGGGCGTCTTGTCAGCCAGCACAAAGCCGCCTTCGACTTGCTTGACGCGCATCATGGGTTGCAGCTTCTTGGCCTTCTGTGCGGCCTGCTTGGTCTTGAATGGCGTGCCGCCTTCGTCAATGCTGGTGCCGTCTTGGCCAATGTAGCCCGTGGGCTTGGTTGTGGGTGCAGCCTGCGACGGCTGGGCATCCCCGGCCCCTGCCTCGGTAGCCACCAAGGTGGCAGGCTGCGTAACGGGTGCCGTTACATCGGCAACGGGTTGGGCGTTTGCAGGTGCATCTTGCTGCGGTAGCTGTCCGTCGGTTGCCAATGGTGCAGTGCGCACCGCTGGCTCAGTCGTTCCATTTCCTGTGAGGTCCAGTTGCCCGGCGTCGCGTACTCGCTGTGGAGCTGCCACGCTTGTGTCTGTGTCAGGTGCAACGCTTCCAGTGGTGCTTGAATCCACGGGCTGTAAAACATTTTCTGCGCCATTGGCTACGGGCTCCTTGTCCAGTTGAATGTCGTCAGCCACGGGTGTGAGCGTGGCCACATGGGCGCGGGCTTCTTCTGGTGCTGCGCTTCCCTTCGCCTTTACCACGTCGGCATAACGCGGGTCGGTTGGCTCAACGGTATTTCCATTCAGCGGGTCAATGACTGACGGCAGCGACGTGCTTGGCACATCGAGCGGGCTCTCTTGGGTGGCAGTGTTGGCAATGAGCTGCGCCAGCGCTTGTGCGGGCTGCTGGGGCGTTTGCTCCGCTGGCTGGGGTGCTGGTGCCACTGGGGTGATTTGAGGCGCTTGCTGCACCGATACGGGCGCTTGCTGCGTTGGTGCTGCGGGCGCTTGGCCGTTGCCAAATACTTTGTTGACCAGCGCTTGATAGTCGGTGCTGGTCGGCGCGACTGGTTGCGTTGGTTCTGGCTGATTCATCAATCGACGCGTTGCTGAATTTGCAGCTCCCATCAATCCTGCTTGTGTTGCAGTCGCCACCAATGTTTGATACGCCGCGCTTGGACGTTCTGCTAAGTATTCACCCCAAGTTTTATCAGGGTTGGCAATGGCGGTGTCAATGGCGTCTTGCGTAAGCGTGGCAACCTGTTCGGGGATTGCATCTTTTGCAATAAAACTAGAAATGATTTTTGCGGTACCAGCTTTGCCAAAGTTGTTGACCAAGAAGCCCATGGGCGTTTTCTCGGTGAGGTATTCAATGCCTGCGGTACCAGTTGCGCCAAGCAAAGCCTCGCCGGGCGCTGCGCCACGCTGACGGAATTTGCTGTATTCGTCGGGCACCATGGGGGCCACCATGCCGCCAAGCGCCAATTCAGGGTTTCGCGTGACGATGGCCGCTGCCGTGGGAATGGCATTGCGCACCATGCTTGATACGCCACCATAAACGCCTTTGGCGGTCTCGCTCTCAAACTCAGGCGTATTTACCGCCGTCATCAAGTCGGCTTGGCCACGCTCGCGTCGGGCTTTGTCTAGCAGGTATTCGGAGCCAGTAAGGTCGCCCGCCATTTGGTTGATACCAGCACGGGTGCCTTTGCCGCCCGCCACCAAGTCAGTGAATAGGCCGTTAATCACGCTCATGGTGGACGGCTTAGGTCCGACAATCGGACCAATGGTGCCGAAGTCTTTGCGTCGCTGGGCTTCGTCGTCTAGCTGGCGTTGCAGGCGGCTTGCCTTGTTGAAGTCAAAAGCCGCCGGGTCGGCTGGCAATCCTTCCATGACGCTGGCAGGCTTGGGTGCAAAAAGCGATTTGACTACCGACGTGATTTCACCCAGCGTGCCGCCAGTGCTTTGGCTCTCGCTATCAAGGTTCCCGGTAAATTCTTTCAGCTTGGGGGTTTCGTCTAGTTTCCCGGTGAACTCTTGAAGGGCCATTTATCACTCCATAACGTATTTTTTCCCGTCTGGTGCTTGATAGACTGGTTTGCCGTTTGAGGTGCCAATCTGCTTGTAGCCAGCGGGGACTTTGGCCTCAATTTTGGGAGCTGCGCCACCACCCGACGGATTTTTGTCACCTGCTGGCGCTGGTGTTCCGTTGCGGTTTTTCGTCTTTGCTGCTGCGACGTATTGCGCTTGGTTCGCCTGCTCTGCCGTTCCAGCATTGGCCATCACGCCCTTGACGATTTCTTCCTCTGTCATTGGCTTGTCAGTGCCGCCAAAGAGTTTTGAAAGCACGCCAGCTTGGTTGGTGCCGGGGTTGGCTAAAGCGCCTGCAAGTTGCTGCACAACATTCTGGTCAAGGCCAAGCATGTCGTTGTACTGGTCGGGCACACCCTTCTCGCCAAACTTGGCAGTGCGTGCCTTCTTGATGCGGGCCAAAACGTCTTTGTCCTGCTGGGTCAAGTCCATTTCGTTCTTGCGCAACACTGCCGCGATTGTTTCGCGTGGCATGTCGGTGACGTACTTGCGTGCCGCTTCCACGTCTTCGTTGGTACGAAGCTGTGCATTGGTCAAAGGTTTGCCGCTGCCGCCGTTTCCACCTGCTGCGCCATCGAGCGCGTCGCCTTCGAGCGTGTGCTTGCGTGCCGACGCGTTGGCGTTCTTGGCTTGCGCGTTGTTCTCATTAGCCTTGGAATTTTCCACAGTGGCAAAGAGTTTGGCCAAAACTGGGTTGGCCTCTGCCTGTCCACCTGTGAAGCTGTCAATGCTGTAACCCGTATTGCCCACATTGTCGAAAAGCGGCTTGCCTGCTGCGGCTGCATTGGCTTTGCCGTAGTTTGGTGCGAGCGCTGGGTTGGCCACCACCGCGTCAATTCCGCGTGCCTTCTGTTCTTCCAGTGCCGCTTGTGCGCCTTGGTGCACGTTGCTGCCAGTGGCAAACATGCGCTGGGTGAGCGACATTGCTTGGGCCAATTTCTTCACGGTGTCGTCATTGGCTGGCGCTGGCATGGTTGGACCCACGCCGTCGGCAGGCGCAACGTATGGACCACCCCAGTTGCCCGTGGTGATTTTTTCGCGGAAGGCTGGCGCAAGCTGTGTCGGCAGGCCCAAACTCAGCATGGTGTTTTCGAGCGGGTCGTTTTGAATAGCCAGCGCACCAAGTTTTTGGTTTGCTTCCACGCCCAACTTATTGCCTGCCATCGTGTGATGGTAGAGCTGCGCACCCTTGAGCGCCGAATCGGCCTCTGCCTGCTGGCGAAGTAATGGAGCCATGGCGGCAGCTTTGAACATGCTGCCAAGTCCTTGGCCTGCTGCTTGTGCGCCGCTTGCGCCGTCTAGTGTGAAATTCATGTGTGTGCCTTATTTTTTGAATGCGCTCAACCAAGAATTGTTGTTTGTGCCCGTCCATCCCTTTTGAGCGTTGAGCGACGCAATAGGGTCGGCGCTGGCATTCGCGGCATTCACTTCTGCTGGTGACACTGCCGTGGTTCCACCGCCGCCGTACATCATCCCGGCGCTGCCACCTGCTTGCAGCAAGCTACCCATGAAGACTTGCTCGGCATCAGGTCGGCCAGCAACTTGAATGCCGATTTGGTCGGCAGCCTGTTGGCCACGCGAGAAGCTGTTGAGCTGGTCAATTTGTTGGCCAGTGTCCATGAGGCGAATGCCCTCATTCATGCGCAAGCGGTTGGCCGAAGTGGTCTTACCCAGCAAGCGGGCGAGCGCTTCCGCCGATTTCAATGAGTTGGCCGTGGCCGTTGCTTTGGCTGTTGAGTAGTCGCCCGACACGTCGCCTTGCGTGGTGGCCTGCTCGGAGCGAATGGCTTGGCTTTCATTGACGGGCTTAATCAGGTCTTGGGTGATTTGCTGCTCAAGCGCGGCCTGCTCTTTGATTCGGTCGCCCGGCGCAAATTTGGCGGCAGTGTCCACCGCCTTTTTTTCGGCTTGCTTTTGCAGCTCGGCTTGGCGGTCGAGGCTTTGACGAATGGCTGACTGCTGACGGTCTGCGGCATCGACGTTTGCTTGATACTGCATATATGAGCCAGCAACCATCGCCGCCAATGCGGCCATTTGGGTTGCGGTTAATACACCTGCCATGTCACTCTCCTGTAATTCGTGTGGTCACGCAGTCTTGAAAGTTGCTCATTAAAAGCTCGTATTCGTCAGTGAATTCTTGCTCTGCTTGGGCTACTGTCGTGGCTTGCGTTGGAAATAGCATGGTCATGCTCACGTCGGTGTGTGCAAGAAATGCCTGCTTGCGGCCAGCACTGCCTGGCAGTACCGAATAGCCACGAAGCTCAATGGTTTCTTCACCAATGAACACCGCACAATCGCCCGCGACAATCAGCACGGTGGGCAGCTTCAAGAGCGCCCCAGTCAGTACGGTGCCCACTGGCATGTGGACGGTGCGGGCATACATGCCGCCGTGAATCAAGTGCTCAGTCGGTATGTTCTCTTGCTCGCAAAGCGCACGCGAGAAATGTTCCAAGACTTCCACCTTGTTGATTTGGTCTTGGGTCATGGCAGGCAAGCACGCATTGCCAGTGACGGCAATGTTGCTTGGGCTGCTGACGACTAACTCTTGCACGTCTTCCCCTTAGCTCTGCACGGTGCCTTGGCTGGTTTGTCGTGGGTTCGACACGCCATACCATTGCTGGCCATAGCCTGCGCCGTTGGCCTTGCCAGCCAAAACTTGGTTGGCCAAATAGGCTTGGCTCAGGTCATTGAACAAGCCGCCGACGGTTGCGCCTGCGCGTGCTTCGGCCATGCTGTCAGCGTTGGCCTTCAAGCCACCAAGCGCCATTTGTGCGGCAGTGCCAGTGTCAATTCCAGACTGGGCCATGCTGATAAGGTTGGAGCGTGTGCGCTCGTCTGCCACACGGAAGTCGGCAGCCGCTTGGTCGGCAATGCCACCAGCTCGCATCAAACCTTCATTGGTGCGACGGTCATTCTCTGCCGCTGCATCCACGTCTTCGGAGCCACCAAGCAAGCCAACACGGGCCAAACCAAAACGCGTCTTGCGTTCGGCTTCTTTGGCTTGACGGTCCACCTCAGTTTTGTTGAGGTCGTACACCGCCGTCTTTTGGTCGTTGTAGAGTTTTTCGCGTGAGTTGTTGGGGTCGCCATCTGCCCAAATAGATTCAACTGCACTTGATGGTCCTGCCGCACTTGATGTAACGGCATTGCCTTCTGCATCTGTCGATGTGATTGGCGTCGGGTCATAGTTCGCCATGAGCGCGTCATACTGCTCTTTGGTGATTTGATTGCCGCTCTCGTCACGATATACCGTCACGTTCTGACGATATTTGTTGTTGAAAATGTTGTTGATTTCGTCAGTTGCAGCCTTGATTCGAGCTTGTCGCTCTGTCTCACGCTGTCCTGCACCGCCATCGCCGCCGCCGCCGCCACCGCCGCCCATAGTTATTCCCCTTCCATACAGAATGTGGCCCCAGTCCTCTTGAAGCCAAGTCGTTCATACAATGCTTCGGCGGTCCTGCTGCCAGAGACAACGCCGGGTCTGATTTGCTTTGCGCCTGCGAGCTTGGCCCACTGCACAAATAGCTTGATTAGCTTGACTGCGAGCATTCCGCCCCGGTGGTCCTTGTGGATGAATATGCACAAGTCATTGGCCACGCTGTCTTTGCCAAACCAGCTTTGCGTCACGGACCCAGCCATGCCGCCGATGATTTCCCCATTTGTACCCTCTGCAACCACCACGAACTGATTTTTGTGCATCAAATCCAACAAGGTTTCTTTCACCATGTCGTTGTCGTAGTCCATGGGCGCGAAGCTGGATTCTTCGTGCATACCTCTGCCAAGCACGCAAATCTCAGGCAGGTCGTCAACGGTGGCCAAGCGAAGGTTCATTAAACTGGTCCCAGCACGTCGTAGTAAATCGTCACCGCATCCAGCTTGAATGGCTTGGAATCGAAGTTGCGGAAGCGAAGCGAAAACTCGGTACCGCTGCACTCCACGGGAATCATTCCAGCCGGGCGGGTATTGCCCTTCACCTTCACGGGTGTAGTGAAGGCGTCCGGGTCGCGCACGTCGTAGCCAATCGAGAATTCACAACGTCCGTCAATCACCAAGTCCACGCCATAAATGCGCTTGAGTTGGCCGGGCGTCTTGAAGTTCATGTAAGGCAAGTCGAGCAACACCTCAAACTGGGTGCCGTCGTCAGAGCACGCGGCTGGGTCCAGCTTGAAAACTGAATCGCCGGAGCGGATATAAAGCTCTTGGCCAAGCTCTGCGAAAGCATCGACCGGGTGCGTCAAGAAATACTGTGACCATGCGGCAATCTTTGCCGTGCGGCTCACCGAATACACGAATAAGCGGTTGCCAATGGCGCAAATGTATTGGCCCGTGCCGTAGTAGTAGAAGGCACGCGGGAAAATGCCGGGTGTCTTGGTCTCAGGGCGTACCAGCGAATCAATGGGCGAACCCACATCCACGTCGGCCAAGTTGCTGGTGAGTTGCAACGTGGTGATGGAGCGGAAGCCGTAGTCGCTCAGAAAGTACAAGTCACCCGATACGGCAGCCACGGAGCGCGGGAAGCTGGTTCCGACGTTCTCAACAATGTCTTCCAGCTTCATATTGCTGGGGTCCGGGTCCACCGTCCAAATTTGCGCACCGTCGCGGCTCAGGGCCACCAATTTGTTTTGGTAGATACCCAGCGCATTGGTGGCACGGTCGCCGCGTGAGTTGAGGCCAGTGGGCAAGAAGCCCGCGTCGTTTACCGTGGTCCAGTCGCGGGGGTTTCCTGTCTTGCAGTAGCGCACCACGTCGCCCTTGATGGCAAAGAGCTTTGACGACAACTTGACCACGCCGTTGGTGTCGGGGCAATTCGCGTCAGCAATGTGGGTGGTGGCGTTGCCGTCAAGGTAGTGGTGCTCAATGGTGCCGTCGTTGTACTGGATAGCCGCGTAAATGTAGGCGTTAAACACGTCGGCATAGGGCACGTCAGCCACTGGTCGAGCGCCACCAGAGTATTGAACCTTATGCGCCTCAAAGAGCGTATTGGCGTGGCTGACGGTTCCTTCACCGTAAAACGTGTGGAGCTTACCGAAGGCGGCAAACAATCCCTTGGTGCCAGCTTCCAGCTCGGCCACCTTGAGCAAGCCGGGGCGCTTTTGCGTGGCCAAGCCCGTGGTGACGAAAGCGTTTTTCATTTCGCGCAGGCGGTTAGCGTCCGACACTGACGCGCCTTTGCGAAGGTCAATACCTAAGTCGAATTTGTCAAAGGTGATTTGTGGCATGGCTTATGGCGTCAGTGAGTAGCCGTTGGAAGTGCGGGCCACCTGCACGTTGACGGAAACCGATTCGCTCATGCTGGCCGCAACATAGCGGGTGTTTTCCTTCTGCTTGGTCTTGGCCTTGCCGAGCATCACCTCAAACGCCTTGGCAGGCACTTGGGCGTCGGGGTGGCGGTAGTGCGCCTTGGCGTTGGCCAGCGCGTACAAGAACACCAAACGGTCTGGCACACTGGGTCGGTCGCTGGCACGCTCGAAGCGGGCTTTGCCTGCAATGTGCTCAATGATTAGGTCATAGGCACGGTCAGGCACCGGGTAAAGCTCAAGCTGGCCGTCAAGGGTGTCGTACTTCTGAGGCTCTGAACGAATGTACTCATTGGAGCGGTCGGCTTCGCTGATACCTTGCGCGAGCTGTCGGCGGATTGTGTCTGACGACTTCACCCAAATCGACAATACTTGGTTTGGTTCAATCGGTAGGTCGTTCTTGTCATCGTGCCAGTCATAGATATACGAATTGGCTTCCAGCGGAATGATTGACTTTGTGCGTAATGCAGGCGGGTCCAATTCGCTGTAAACGTACTCATGGGCTTCTTGCAAAAAGCTCTTGAGCGTGGTTTCGTTGCCCTTTGAGGCAGAGCCTTGGGTGACGAAACCCAAGCGTGCACGAAGCTCAGTCAAAAGCTCGCCAAGTGTCTTGTTGCGTTGTGTGAGTGCGCTCATGTGGTGCCCTTACGCGGTGACAAGCAAAATCGAAAGCTGGCCATTGCTGATTACAAGGCGTGCGCTTATTGAGGTGCGGCCAGTGAGGTTGGCCGTCTTCAAGGCCACGTCAACGCCAGTGATAAGTCCGTCATTGCCCTTGTCACCTTTGACACCTTGAATGCCCTGCAAGCCTTGAATGCCCTGCGGGCCTTGGGTGCCAGTTGCGCCAGTGTCACCCTTGTCGCCCTTGTCACCCTTACCAAATGAAATGCCTGTTGACCAGTTGCCGTTGGCGTCCGATAGCTTGAAGTACAAAAGCCCGGTGTCCATGGCGAAGAATGAGAAACCCTTGGGCTGCGCGTTGTAGAGCGGCTTGTTGGCGGCAATGTCTTTAATGTCGGCCACGAATGACGCGCCCACGTCGCCCTTGGTGCCTTGAGCGCCTTGCACACCAGCGGGTCCAACCGGACCTTGCACGCCTTGTGGACCGGGTGATGCCAATGCGGCCACGGCTGCGGGCGTCAGGTGGTCAATGCCAACAATGGCTTCTTTGAGTGTGCCGTCGTCTTTTTGGACAAGTGCAAGGTTATCGCGCAAGCCGTTGACCGACACCGCCACCTTGTCGAATTCGGCATTGATTGCGCCGTGGTCCGTGCGGTCAGTGTTGTTGTCGAGAAAATTCTTGGTGCGGTTGTAAGCTGGTGCCTGCATGGTGTGCCCTTATGCGTGAGGGAATTTTTCTTTGAGCCAGTTTTCCAGCATGAAGATTGCCCGGCTGCCCATGTGGCCCGACACGCCGACAAACGCGGCAGTCATCAGCGGGGAAATCCCGGCGTTTTCACAAAGCCAGAAGGTAATCACGCCAGCAAAGGCACTCGTCACCAGCTCGCCAATGAATTCAACGAAGTTGAAAACGCGGGTGTGGCCCGTCTTTAGTTTGTGCAGGAAATTCACAACACCCCCCATGATGGCCAGCATGAACACCCACGCGTAAGTGAGCAATGAATACGAAGTTGGGTCTTTATCAGGCATTGCGCTCTCTTAGAAAACGATGGGGAATGGCGTATAGCAAAGGTTTGCCAAGTTATCGCCGTTCATGTACTGCCCGCCGTAGCCCGTCGTCGCCACCTGCCCGTCATCAAGCAAGAATTGCAAGCCACCTTCGGAAGTGTTGCCATAGGCTGCAATGTCCACCACGGTGCGAATTGCCAGCGGCACCAGAGCGAGGACGCCTTGGCGCACCGCAACGTCACCGACACCAAGTTGGCCGTTGCCGTTGTAGCCCATGGTGTAAACCGTGCCGTTGCTCATTAAGAACGCGGCAAAGTTGTATGAGCCAGTGCCACCAGTCACGACTTTTTGGCAGGTATTGCCCAAGCCTGTGATTTGCGCAAAGGTTGTAATTGCCACGGCTGTTGTGCTGCCGTTTGCTCCATAAGCGCCAGCGCCAGCGGCCCAAATGGTGCCATCTGTTTTCTTGATGAAAACAACGGGGTAGTCATAGGTCGAGTTGTATAGGTCGGCCACGCCAGTCGCGCATTGCACTGGTGTGAATTGGTTGGCCACCGTACCATTGCCAAGTTGGCCATACGTCGTATTGGTGCCCCAGCCATGCAAAGCGCCAGTGCTGTCGAGCGCGAATGCGTAGTTGTTGCCAGCAAAAATCTTGCTGATTGTTTTGCCGCTCAGTGTCCCGCCGTTGCGCAAAGTGGCAATGCTTGAGTTTGCGGTACCGCCATCACCAAGTTGGCCGTCACCGTTGTAACCCCACGAATACACTGCACCCGAAGTGGTCAAAGCATAGTTGGCGGTGTAACGCTCACGGCCCGACACGATTTGTTTAATGTTGCTCAATACCGCAACTTGCACAAATTGGCTTCGGTTGACCACATCACCTAATCCAAGTTGGCCATAGCCGTTGTAGCCACATGCGTGGACAGTTCCATCGCTGGCCAAAACCATGACGGACACATAACCCTCATTGCCACCAGAGATAGCAACTTGCGTGATGGTCTTGCCATAGATTGAGCTGGTTGAAATGCTGCTGGCGTTTACTGGTGTCCCGCGAGCCACCAAGTCGTTGACGCCAAGTTGGCCATAAGCGTTGTCACCCCATACCCACAACTTGCCCGTGGTGTCGATGCAGTATTGCGAGTAAGCGTAATCGGCATAAAGCTCTGCTGCGCCGGGGAAGCCGGGCGGGAAAGCTGGGCGAGTTGGTGTTGGTCGTGCCAGCGCCGTACCATCACCCAAGTTTTTGTTGTCGTTGTAGCCCCAACCACGGATTGAGTTGTCCGTCATTATTGCGTACATGCGACGGTAGCAAGTCGTTTGACGGCCATTTGACACGTTGGGCAGCTTCTTTACCTTGGTGCCAGAACGAATGTCTGGTGTTCCCCATGATGGGAAGCCATTGGCGTCAATGGTGAGCACTTGGCCAGCCACACCGGGCGGCAGCGCAACCAGTGAAGTGCCATTGTTGTAAATCACCTCACCAGCGCTGGCCGACACGCCTTGCGTGCCTTGGGCAAACAGTTGCCACTTGGGGCCATTCACGGTTGGCGTAACGCCAACGGTACCGTCAACCAAACACACGAAGCTATCGCCGTTGTACGAAACAACGTCTTGCTTTTGGTAGGTAGCGGCTGCGGAATAGGCTTGCTTCCAAGCGAATGCAATTTTTCCGAGGGATAAGGTGGTCATGTCCTTGTTTCCTTAAAACACAATTTGGTGAGGCGTGTAGCGGCTGGTGCCGGGTCGGTCTTGGGTTTGTTGTCGGTCAGAAGCGCCGACCGAATAGACCTTGCCTTCGCTTGTCAGGTAGTGGAATGCGTGATTGCCAGCTCCCGCGTTGAGGTAGCCCGACATTTGGAAGTCGATGATGGTTTTATCAAGCAAGACAAAACCATCCGGCCCGCTTCCGTCGGTGACGTGGCCTTTGCCAGTTTGGCCATAGTCATTGCGACCCCATGCCACGGCCTTGCCGTCAGAGCGAAGGGCCACGGCTGCGGTGCCATAGTCGCCACCCCAGCAACGCAACTTTGTGACGTTTTGCAGATAGGTGCCGCCAATGGTTGCCCAGCTTGTACGGTCTGCACCGCCGCCAATTTGAAAGCCGTTGTAACCCGTGTGCTTCACGGTACCGTCTTTCATCAAGGCAATGGTGCGGGTGTAGCCGCCAGAGAAGGTGTAACAGTCAGCCACGCCCGTCAAACACTTGTATGGGAAAAGAGCGTTGGTTGGTCCAATATCGGTGCCAACTGCTGCGCCAGTACCCCAGCCGCCGTTTGTTGTGCCGCTATCGTCGCCCCACATATACAGGTCGCCGTTATCGAGCACGACGGCCACGCGGCGGTAGTAGTCTGCTGGTGCTGCTGAATAAACTGATTCGTTGGTGCGCACGCACTTGACGGTATTGTTTTCTCCCCAAGGCATGAACAGGCGTGGCACTTGTCCATCAACGCCTTGGCCGGAAAGATAGAGCTGGCCGCACGTCCACAAACGGCCAAAGGTATCAATGAAGTACGTCGCTGGGTGATAGCCACCAGACAAGTAAACGTCCTTGATTGGCGTGCTTGCCGTGAATGGCACCAGCTTTGGCGTCACCGTTGCGCCAGTGAAACCAAGGCAGTCATATCGGTTGTTGGCTGACCACGCATACACGCGGCCCGCATCGTCCAAGCACGCAAAAGTTCGGTAGTCATACCAACTAATGCCCATGAACACTTTGGTAATTTTTGCGCTCGCAGGAATATCGCCAACGCCATTGAGCTTGACCGGGATTGGATGCTCAACACCCGTGCCACCAGCATTGCTAGTGTTTGCGCCCGTATGCCACAAGCCGCCATTGGCATCAATGAAGAAAACGCCGTCGTAGGCTGACTTCATGGAAACAATGCGCGGCGTACCGGGTGGGAATGCAGCCAACGCGGGCATGATGCGGTTAATGTCTTGACTGCCAGAGCCGCCTTGTCCGTTTGTCTGCTGCCCCCAAAAGCGCACTGCGCCCTCATTCATAATCGCGCCCATGCCCCAGCGGTGCCCGACATAAGTTCCGCCAATGTCTGTGTCAATCAGCTTGGTGGCCACGGTGCCATTGCGCTCGCCCATGAAGCGGAATTCAACGCCACCCGCGCCATTGGAATGCAGGGTCATGCCCCAAGAGCCGCCGACCGAAATGCCACCCGTGAGCAAGTGCCCTTTGATGATGGCGTCTTGTTGGCCAAGCGCGAATGGCTGCGGTGAGCCTGCACGAATGACGTATGCGCCACCGTCTTTGAAAACCACGTCGCGCTCTTTGTACGCGATATATGGCGAGTAAATACCCTTCCAGCGGTAGCCCAAGGCGTCAATGTCAATCTTGTTCATAGCTTGCTCACAAGTTGGTTTTTCTCGACGGCAAAGGTGATGTTTTCACCAATCACCCATGTGTCGAAGTTGGCCACGTCGTAGTCGTCGGCGTTGCCATAGGTGAGCACAAGCTCGGTTTGGTCTGCTGACAACTTGAAGCCGAAGAAAACTGGTGCGGCAGCCGAAGAAACGTATTCGTAGCCACTGGCATCAGCCTTGACGCGCAAAAACATTTTTGCCACTGGCACGGCTGGAAGTCCTGCCGCTGCCAGTAGCGAATTGATTTGATTCAGTGTTTGCGTGTAGAGCGCTTGCGTTTGTGCGCTCTGCTGAGAAATGTTGGTGATTGCTTGAGCGCCAGCTTGGACAGTTTGGTTTTTAGAAACCTCTGCCGCATTAGCGCTGATTTCTGCGGCAACTTCTGCCGCGCTTGCGCTTACCTTGGCTGCCTCTGCTGCCGTTTTGGCATCATTGGCTGAGAAAGCCGATAGCAAGGCTGAATCAGCCGACGCCTTGGCATCATCAAGCACCTGAGCAATGGTTGCATTCAGGTCAAGAATTAGCTGCTGGTCAACCTTAATGCTGCCATCGTCTTTTTGGATTTTGGCGAGATTCGTGCGAATCTCATTGATTGAAAGTGCAGCCGCGTCAAGCTCGGCATTGATTCCCGCGTGGTCGGTTTCGTCGCCTTCAAACTGCGTGAAATCAACACTGCGCTCGTACTTTTGCGGCTGCATTCTCGTTGCTCCTAATCGGGGCTATTACTTGGCGTCGGCGTTGGCGTCGGCTTCTTTGGCTGCGGCCTTCTCGGCCTTGGTCGGTGCCTTCGCTTTGACGGCAGCTTTTTCGACCAACTCAGTCAGGCGCTCGCCTTCGTCGTCGCCGTACACCTTGGCAACTTTGCCTTGGCCGTACTTGGCACAAAGGCGCTCGTATTCCAAAGCGGCTTCGACTTCAATCACGTCAACTTGCTCGCCTTCGCTGACGTTTTCTTTGCCAAACATTTGGCGCAAGAGTGTCAGCTCGTAGGGGGCAACGGTCACGGGGGTAATGGTGTTAGCGTCACGTCGGATGGTGACTTGCACTAAGGGCACATTGGTTTTGCTCATACGTTTCTCGCTGGGTTCTCGGTTTCAAAAAAGCCCCGACCGGGGTGAGCCAGTCGGGGTGCTTCTTGTCACGCGCCGATTAGGCGATTGACAGGACGGCTTGAGCGTTGCGGCGATTGACCGACAAAGCGCAGCGCAGGTTGACCATGGCGTACATGGCCAAAATGTCGTGTGGACGTGTGGGGGTCACAATGTCCATGTCGTCGTCGCGGTACTTCAAGTGCTTGGTGTTCAAGAAGTAGCAACGCTTTTCCCAAGGCACGGTTGGTGTGGTCAATGCGTCCAATTCTTCAAACTGTGGGTCCCAAATGATTTCCACGCCTTTGAAGTACAGGCCAGTGTTCACACCAGAACCCACGCCAGCGTCCAATGTCTTCACATTGCCAGCGTTGGCTTGGTTCGTGACGACGATTTCCTTGCGGTATGCGTCGATGAACTTGCCACCTGCCAAGATGAAGTTGGGGCTGCCGCCGTTCTTGATACAACGACGCCATGCGGCTTCCATTTCTTGTGCCAAAGTGCCCACGGTGCCAGTGGCAATCGCGGTCTTGGCATAGTTGCGCCAGTAGGCAGCGGTCGCGCTGTCCAAGCCGCCGACCACGCCGATAGCGGGGGCAGTTGAAACCAACACGTCCAAGCCAGCGATGGCGTCAGCGTCTTGTGTACCGTCGCGGTGCAATTCGAGGTCCAGCTTGGCGAAGAAACCTTCTTTCAAAGATTCCATTTGCTCGTCGAGCAAGTTCACCAGTTGAACCTTCTCGTTTTGTTCGAGCTTGAATTCACCACGTTGGCCTTCACGCACCTTGATACCGTTGGCAAACAGGCGGTCATGGTCGAGGTACAAGCCATCGACGGCACGACGCCATGGGAATGCAGCGGATTCGGTTGTGTTGCGCTTGTTGAACTGGACGGCTTCTTCGCCATAAGCCCAGTTAAAGTTGGAGCCATAGCTCTTACGGATGTTTTCCACCACGTTTTGCTTGGCACCCAAGAAGGTTTTGCGGCCTTCCATGAGTTTCTTGAGAAGGGGGCGCTCCGTGGCGATTTGGTCCACGGGCATGTTGCGCAAGTATTCGTCCAAAGATACTTTGGCCAGCTCTTGCAAGTCTGCGTTTGAAATAGGCATGTCACTGCTCCGAATGAAAGTTGAAAAAAACACCTTTCATGCCGTGATGGGACGCAAACCCGTCGATTCAGCGTTTTCGGCTCCCGGCGCGACTTCGGGTACAGCTTTGGCCTTGACGCTTTGCGCTACTGGACGCGACCCCAGCGGTGACAGCGGAATTGAGGCATGTTCCGCATTGAAGTGGTGGCTGCTTTGGCGCGGTTGTCGATTTCCGCTTACGCACTTTCCAAATCAGTCACCACAACAATGCAGGACTTGGTGAGAGAAATATATGCGCCAGTCAATAGCCCGGCGGATATTTCTTCACATTGATTGCATCTTTTTTGCGACGCGGCTCATGGCACCCGCTTCACCACGGGTTAGCTCTTTCTCTTTGACTTCTTCGGCACCTTCGTCGGCCTCAAAGTCCATGTGCGTGATTTGCAGCTCAATGCTTCGGTTGTTGCTGCTTTCGCTGGCTGACTGGCGCGAGCTAATCACCTTTGCCTTGGCTTCAAACATGAGCACGGTGCCCACGGATGGCAGCTCTTTGATACCCAGTTTTTTAAGCTCGGCGTCGTCCAGCGTCATGCGGGTGCCGTATGAATAGCGCTCACCTTCGGATGGGCCAAGCGTGGCGTATGCCTTGGCTTCCTTCTTGGCTTCTGTCTTGGTGATTTTTAAGTCGGTCAATGCCATGTCGTTTCTCCTGAATAACGGTTACTTGCGTGGCACCAGCTTGAGCATGGTGCCGTCTTCTTTTACTAGGTACTGAGTGCCTGCGACTTCTTTCAGTCGCACAACATGCAGGCCAGCGCGTTGAAGCAAGCTCACTGCGCGAATGAGCTTGCGGCGAATCCACCACGTTTGCAGTTGGCCAAGCACGGTCAAATACCCATGTTGTCGAGGTGTTGGGCCAAGCGGTCCACCGACGTGGCACCTTGCGCGGCAGGCGTACCCAGTTGGGCAGGACGCGAGCGCATGGGTTGTTGTTGGTGTGACGTTGGAGCCTTGGGCACAACAATGCCGTCGTACATCATCTTGATGGTCGCGGCCCATTGGTGCGGCTCGTAGGTCTGAATGAAGTTTTGCAGGTTGGCCGGGTTTTGAAAGTGCGCGGTAATCACCTTCATGCGTGCTGGGTGGTCAACCTCTTTGGCGCGGGTCGTGAGGTAGCTTTCCATCGCGCCCGCTGCCTGCTGCACGGTCTGCTGAAATTGTTGCTGGCGCTGGGTGCTGGCCTGCGCTTCTTGCTGCTGCTGCACCTTGGCGGCTTCGCTCTTGCGAAACTTGGCCAACTCAACGGCACGCTCACGCGTGATTTCCATGTTGTCCACGGCAGCCTTGAGGTCGTCATGGCCTTGCAGCAAGTCAATGCCCGGTGCTTCAACGCCCAAGCGTTGATAAAGCATGGAGCGCTGGCCTTCCACCATTTCAAGCGCCACGCGCAAGTCTTTCTCGTCACCCGAATTCATCAAACGGCCAAACTCCAAGGTCTGCGCAAAGTCTTGGGGTGTCATGCCCGTGCCCTGCACCAGTTGCTTGAATTCGGTAATGTCCTGCTCAAGCTGCTTGCGCTCGGCAAACACTTGGCGGATTCGGTCTTTGCCGCGCTCGGACTTCACGCCGTCCAGTAACTCGGCTTCCTCTTGCTCAGGTGTTTTGGTTTCGGCCTGCTGGGCTTGGGCTGGCTCGGATTCTTCTTCGGCTGGCTTGTCTTCCTCGGCCTTCGGTGCTGGCTTGGCTTCCGTTGAAAGCTCGTCCAACAATGAAAGCATCTTGGCTGACACGGGCTTGTCTGTCGGCAGCGTATCGCCTGCGGGTTCTTCTGTGATGGCGCTGGCCGCTTCGTCCGTAGCGCTTGGCTCGTCGGTAGTGGTCGGCTCGTCAGTTGTCGTTGGCTCGTCTGTGGTGCCGCCACCGCCAAGGTCGTTGCCTTCCCCGTCGGCTTTGTTCATCAAACGCGAAAACAAACGCTGCTTCCAAATTGTCATAGTGGTGGTTCCTTAGTGGTTGAAAAAAATTAGGCGGGGACTTGTTGGGCGGTAGGCATACCGGGTGGCATTGCGCCGGGCATACCGGGCATGGCTGGCATTGCAGGTGGCTTGGGCATGAATTGCTCAACGTCCAAGCGCTCGTCAAAGCGTTTGATGGTTTCGCGCATGAGGTTGCGCAGCGGCTCAACGTCTTGACCTTGGGCTTGCGCCTGCATGATTTTGAGAATCAAGCCTTCGACCAGCGGCAATACCTTGGTCCAGCTCTCTTGCTGTTCCAGCTTGTCAGGCGCTCCCGTGGTACCAGCACGGATGCGCATTTCAATCATTTCAAAAACTTGGTCGCGGGTCAGCTCTGGCCAGTCATACGACTTTTCGGGAACTTCCATGGCAATGCCGTTAATGTTCTGTGTTTTGACTTGGTGCGGTCCCATGATGCGCTCGACTTGTGCGCTCGATAGCTCTTGCAGCAACACTTGTGCGGCGTACTGCGACAACTCTTGGAGCCAGTCTTCCACTTGGTCGCGGAATTCGGACACACGGCCCGATAGGCTCTGCTGCATGATGCTGGCTTCGGTGGCCGTCTTTGGCTTGACCACGCTAGAGCGGGCAGCGTCTTGCAACCCGGTGACTTGCTCCCAGTCGTAGCGCACGGCACTGGTGTCGTACACCGCCGGGTCAATTTGCGGGTGCTGGCGTGGCTGAATGACTTGGGCCAGTGGCTTGCCTTCGGTGTCAATGATGGCGATTTCACCGAAGCCTTGCACGCTCACACTCTTGGCAAAGTTCTTGAGCGCCTTCTCATTGGTGTCACCCGACGCAACCCAGCCGGGGATGGCCAAATCGCGGTGCTTGTTGAAGCGGTCGCGGCTCTCGTTGTGTTCGTCTTGCAGCTTCTCGGTCAGGTCCACCAAGCTGGGGCCAACAAACTGGCCGTCAACCACTTGGAATGGCAGCAAGAAGAATGGGTACCAGCGTTCGCCTACCTTGGGCGGTGAGAATGGTTCACGGAGCCAGAAGTCGCAGCCTTCGGCCATGGTGTAAACGCGATTGGTGCGCTTATCCCAAATCTCAACGATGGCAATTTGCTTGTCTTCATCCAGCGATTGAGCGCCACTTGCAATGCGGTTGTCGGTCTTGCTTTTTTGCTCGTTGGATTCGTAGGCTTTGGCCTTGTCCAGCTTGACCTTGTAGGTGGCCTCGGCTTCGGACTTCTTCATGGGGATGATTTGCCCCAACCAGTCCGAATCGCGGTAGTCCCAAAACTCGCAAACGCTTGGGTCCACCAGCAAGTTGTCGGTCAACACGCGGTCAATCACCAAGCCTTCGGCGGCAACGACTTCAACGCTTTCTTCCAGCGCCTTCATTACCTGCTCAAGCTCGGCCTTCTTGCTCTCTTGGTCGGCGCGTTGTTCAGGGTCATCAATCTCAAGAATCAGGCGCTCAATGAGCGCAATGTTGTCTTGGGTGTCATTGATTCGGGACTGGATGATGGGGTCACGCTGCAAGTCGCGTTGGTACATCACCTTGACCACGCCAAAGCTGGACGTGAGCGCAGAGCGCACGGTGGCCTTTGCCCGGTCCTTGAGCTTGGCACGCTCCAAGCAACGGTTGGTCACGGTCTCAAGGGTCGTGCACATGAGCTTGAGGTTGTCGGCACGATAGAGCGGCGTGGCGCTGATTTCAGGGTTGCGGGCGTAAATGTTGGGCAACACCGCCGTGATGGTCCCGTGAATCAGGTTGGCGCGTAGCTTGTAGAAGTCCTTGCTGTCGGGTGAGGCTTCCCAGTTGATACCCGCCACGGTCTTGCGGTTATGGCGCACGCGCTTGTGGAATTTCTCCCAGTGCTTTCGGGCGCTGGTAATGCGGCGATTCCACGTCTTCGCTAAATCGTCGGGCTGCTTTTCTTCATAGCCCGTGGATGGCTGGGCGGTCGTTTGTTGGTCCATGTCACACTTTCAAGAGATAGGTGTCGTCTTCATGTTTGTAAGTCGATTCACTGGGGTCGGCGGATATTTCTTCATCCGGGTTGCGGCGTCGGCGCATCACGCCATAGCGCGTGGCGTCCCAAGCGTGGTCCTCGGCGTCGGTGTCCACGTCTTCCGGGTTGTCGTCGGAAGGTGGCAGGCCGGGCACGGTGCGCAGCCAGTGCTTGCAGGTCGAGAAAACCTTGAGCTTGTCTTCGGCCAGCAAGCGAATCACCTCTTGTGCACCGTTGACGCGTGAGCCTTTGGCATTCCATGCTTCGAGCCACTTCACGCCACCGTCGCGGAAGATTTGGCCAATCGAGCGGTCGGCACCAATCTTCGAGAAAATGGCCGGGTCGGCAAGGTTTAAGCGGTACTCATACCCAATGCGCTCGTCACGT